GAGCAAGAGCCTGATGGTAATCTTTACGATGCAGAAATATCTTTAAGTGCGGGTGGTGTGGGATATTTTTATGTGCTTCATAAGCCTTTTGCTAATTTCAAGTCTACTGCAACACCTAGCCTTGGTGATGAAACAGCTTCTCTTGTGATAGAGTCTTCTTCTGAAGTTGGAGACGTAGATTCAGATATAGAAATTTTTGTTACTGGTAAAAGAGTTGTAGCGTTTGATGTCCCTCAAAAGGTTCAAAGTTTTGTGGCTCAAAAAATAGTAACAAATTCTTTTTACGCTCTGGATTTTAATTGGAGCTGCGATAGCCCTAATTCTTACATTACTGGTTTTAATTTATTTTTAAGCTCTCAGGCTAATTTTTCTGATAATGCATTTCAGTCTCCTTATCAGATACCTGTTAATACAAATTCTAATTCATCTGATCCTTTATACGGTAATTACAAAGGTTTATCTGGTTTTGATTTTTCTAAAACAATTTTAACAACAGATAATCTATTGGGGAATCAGGACCCTTTGTATGCTAAAATAGTTCCTGTTAATAAGGGTGGGGATGGTAATCCTTCTTTTTGTTATGGTATAAATAATTCTTTCGATAAGGTTCCTAATAATGTTCTTGATGGATCTTTTCCTACTCCGGGTAGTGATTTAAAATTTGTTGCTTCTGAATTAGTTTTACATATAAAAGTAAATACTTTAAAAAACTTTGATTTGCTTAAATTCATTTATGAATCTAACAATAATTCTTACGATTTTATAAGGTATTCGAGCATAACTGTCAAATTTTCTTCTGCCACTGATGAAATGGGTGTTATAAGTTCTGACATAGAAGGTAAGCCAGCAATTAGTTTTATCAAGCCTGAAGCCGTTTTTAGATACAACGCTAATTCTGAAAATATTTTTAAATTAAATTTAGAATTTGAAAATATAAAAATTCTAGGTTCTAATGGCCGTGGAGTTACATTTGATTCCGATAGAAACCCGGTAGCTGGAGTAGATGGTGGAGATCTTTTTAGGTTTGATAATTTTGATGACGGCACAAAATCTTTTCATTATTACATACTAAAAGATTACAAGAGTATATTTTATGCAGGTAGGGGTGGGGGTAAAGGAAAAATAGAGCAAATAAATGATAGTCAGGAAAATCTTTTTAATGGGCAGGAAACAACTTTTGACGGTCTTAATTTAGAGAATTTTGTAAATTTTGTTTCTGTGTTAACAGACGACGATACCTCTGTGGGTGGGACGCTAACTACTTTTGTTGGGCAAGCGGGTTCTGTTGGTTCAATAAATTCTACTCCTGACGATTTTCCTAATATTTATTTAGGTTTTAAAGACAGGTCTGCGTTTGATAATGATGGTCTTATGTTTAGATTTAGGACCGATAATATAACTGCCAATGCAGGAACGCAGACTAACGAATGGATTGATACTCTTAGGCGTACTAGTGATAACTCTCAATTTAAGTTAGAAAACGCTGCTAGTGTTTTAACAGTTAGAGAGGCATACGGTAGGAAGTTTTACGAGTTAGATGCAGCTGGAAATTTAGATGCTAAAAAAAATCAATCAAAAGCTATAAAAGGTACTCCTATTTTTAATGTTAGCCATGATCCTAGTTATACTATTTTAGTTTTTGCTTTAGCCACAGCCGAAGCGGGTAATTTTAGTAAAATGTTTGATTTAGATGGAGCTTCTGATATACATAAGTTTACAACTAATACAACATGGGGTTTAGATAAAAATGCTCAGGATGATTTTATACCAAGTACGTATTATAATAATCAAATTTATGCTGTTAAAAATAATATTTTTAATTTTTATAAAAAACCTAATGACGGGGGTTTATGCTCAGTTTTTACAGGCTCTACTTTGAATGCAGTGAATAATTACGCTCGTTTAAGTTGGCTTGAGCTTGATACTGGTGGTAGAGATAATAGTGGTGTTGCTACAAGTGATAATTCGTTAAACTTTCGTTACGCTAATCCTCCAGCTAAATTTACTGCAAACAATCCACTTGTAGATCCGTTTTTTATTCATGAAGATCCTTTCTCTATAGATGAAAACTATTGGCTTAGCGATGGGCAGTCTAGAAAAAATAGATTTTACAGTCATAATTTATCTAGCGCTGTTTCTAATCCCGGTAACTTTACTCTGAGCGATGACACTCAATACGGTTCTTTTTCTTTATTTTTTGTTAAAATGGTGAATCATTCAGTAAATATTGGGAATACTAATCATGTTATTGAAGAATCTTTTGTTAATGGTCAGAAAGTTTTTTCTGGTCATTGGCGTAAAGGTACGTTTCTTCAAAACGTTGAATTTTTAATACAATTGCATAATGGATCTTATAACGATAACGATAACGATACAAAGCTTTTCCTTTTTGATTACATGCATGGTACTTCTAGAACAGTTGCCGAAAGAGATTTTAGGTGTGACGAGATTATGAATTATCTGTCAGACTATTATCAACCTTTATTATTAAAAAGCGCATCTGATTTACTTGTGAGTCGAAAAAATGGCAACAATAACACTTCTATTGGTTTTGATTTACCTTTAGCTCATCCATATTTAAACATAAACTCAAAAAATGTCTGATTTATTTTTATTAACTAACAAGCAGGTTATTGATTTGTTCGAAATCAAACTTAATGATTTTGAAGGGTACTTTAGATTTCACGGGTCTAAAAATTTCGACAAGGATTTAGTTTTTAAAGGGGTAACTTATTTTTATATTCCCTCAGAGATATCCAACTTAAAATACGATTCTGACGGCAAACAGAATAGACCTACATTTTTAATATCTAATGCTAATAATTTTATTGGCAATCTTTTAATTGGTAGAAATGATCTGTTAGGTCGCAAGTTTTTTAAAAAGAAGCTTTTAGCGAAAGATTTAGATGCTGTTAATTTCGGTGGTGTTAGTAAAAATCCGTTAGGTCAAAGCGCTTTTAGAGATTTTATACAGGTTGACACTTTTATTATACATAAAAAGAATTACGAAAATAAAGAAAAAGTTGAATTTGAGTTGGCTAATGTTTTGGATATAGATGGAATGACTTGTCCTAAAAGAAAAGTTTTTAATGATTCTTGTCAGTGGCAATATAGGGGTGCTGGATGTAATTATGGAAAAATAGCTGGATTTAAAGCTCCTTTATCTTTAGAGAATATAAGCCTTTATAACACACTTGAGCAAGTTATCAGCGCTTTCCCTAGTTCTAATTTAGGAGATTCCGTTAGTTTATGGTTGCATGATGTAGGTAATAAGGCAACGCAAAGCGGGGAATCGAAAATATCTCTTAGTGGTTATAAATATCCTGACAGAGGGAATATTAGGCAATCGGAATTTATTTATAAAAAATTAACAGATTGGGCTAATTCAGCTGGGGATGTTAACACTGGGAATACATCTATAATTATTCCTAATAGCGATATTTCTTTATCTGGCGAAACTAAGTTACAAAGTAGGTCTATTATATATTCCGCGTGGACTCTCAAATATTATACAATATCAAATGCTACAACTGCTGGCCCTTTGTTTTTTCCAGAAGATAGTTTAAATATAACTAAAAATTTTCAAAATCTCAACAAAACTATTTTTTTTGTGGGTTGTTTTTCTAGATTCTTAAGGATTGTTGAGGATTATAATGCATTTACCCAGAAATCTATTTTGACTTCTTCAACTGGTGACTTGTATCTAGGTTTTAAAAACGGTTCTCAAAAATATTACTCGATTGGAAACAATGTCTTGTCTGAAGGTTTAGAAGCGAGTTTTAACGATGCAGGACGAGTGGGCATTTTTTGTATAACTCTCCCTTATCACGCCAGTGATCAAGTTAGTGTTTCTGTTTATTTTAATGGAAATAAAACACATGTTAAAGGTGGTGTTACTTCAACTGCTTTTAGTGGTTTAGGTATTAATTTATTAGATGATCAAAAAAGTCATTGTGCTCTTCATGAGTTGATTGTTTTTGAGAAAATTTTAGAAGAACAAGAAATTGTTGGTGTCAATTCTTATCTTGCTTATAAGCATGGCTTAAAGAATGTTAGTCAAGATTTGTTTATCGAAAGCCAAAAACTCTCACAAGACTATTTCACAGTTCAAGAAGGTAATTTAGGAGTCCCAGTGGCGGATGATGATGATAAAACGTTTTTATATAATCCTGCTGATACGTCAGGTAGAAAAAGTTACGATTTAAAACAAATTCAATATAAAGGCGATTATAGCGAAAAGCAAGAATATGTAAATGGTGATTTTGTTAAGTTAGACGAAAATATTAATTTTGATTTTGATCAAGATTTTGATAAACAAAATAATGAAATTCCATCTAGATTTTTTGTTTACGCAGGGGAGCGGCCATCTCAAGGTATTCATCCTTTAAGTAATTCTAAAGTTTGGATAGAAGATAAATGTTCTAAAAAGTTATCTGGTTGCCTAAAAAGGTTTAAAGACTCTTCAAGCGACAATTCAAACATTAATATACCTTTTGGAGGTTTTCCGGGTACTGTTACTTATGATTACAAATTACCAGAATCTTAATAGGTTTTTTAAGAAGGAATTGTTAGATTCTTTAAAGTTTAAATCTGTCGGCTCAAAAGCTGAAATATGTGGCTTTGTTGTTAATGGTGTTTTTTTTGAGAAAATAAATCGTCATCCAGATAAAGAAAACTTTTTTTTAATTTCTCCTAAAGATTGTTTGTGGGGGAATTCAGTAGTTTTATTTCATAGTCATCCTAAACATATAAAAGAAAAAAATTTTTCAAGTTGGGATTTAACCAACCAGTATTATTTTAATTTAGATATGCTTTTATATAGTGTAAATAATGATGAGTTTTACTTTAATAAATTATGATAAATATAGAGTTTAAAGGTATCCTAGCAAAAAGGCTAGGAGAAAAATGGAACTTGCAAGTCTCCTCTGTTTTAGAGATTTTTCAAGCTATCGAAGCTAATAATGGTGAGGTTAATAATCTTTTTGCTGATTTGCAAAATTTTTGCACACATTTTATTGTTTTTGTTAATGGTAAAATCATGCCTCCTCATTTATTGAATAGTAAAATTTTAAAAAATAATTCTGAAGTGAAAATAGTGCCCGTTGTTCAAGGTGGTGGACTTAGTGTGGTTTTGTTTATTATAGGTTTAGCGTTTTCAGCTTTATCAATGATTTTAGCAAAATCTATGAGCCCTAAATCTCCTAAAGATGTATCAACAAGTTCTGCTGTTTTAGGTCAAGTAAGGAACGTTGTTAATAGGAATATTGTCGTTCCTTTAGGTTATGGAAGAATGAGGGTGGGAAGCGCTGTTGTTTCAAATAATATTTTTGCGACTTACGATGGAAGGCTCTACGGGAATGATCAGAATGAAGAGTCATTTATGAAAAAGACTTTAGATGAAAATTTTGATACTATTTTTGATGAGTTTGAAATACAGGCAGGCTGGCTAAGAGATCTAACCTACTCATGATTTCAATCTTAGGAGAAATATCTGATTTTTAGTAAAAAATAAATTAACATGCCAAATATTAATAACAATTTTTTCGTTTTAGGGCTAGATAAACGAGCCTCTATCTCAAAACAAAATGGATCGAATCATCTTGCTAAACTGCCGACAGATAAATTAGAGTCTTCTCAATTTTTAAGAACTTTGGATTTAATATGTGAAGGTCCGATAGAAGGCTTGGTAGATAAAGAGGGGAACACTTTAAAATACTTAGCAAATAATGACGCTGACGACTTAGTTTTAGGTAAAGGTATTTACTACAACGATGTTCCTTTAATTGCTTCTCATCAAAATAAATTTAATTTTGCTGTCGCTGACTTTAATATAGATTATGGTAATGAATTTAGTTCTTTATCTGATTTACCTTCTACGGTTTTTAATTATAATCAAAAAATATTTTTAAATGAAAACTCTGATTCAACTTTAATATCTAAAGAAATTTTCCAGAAAGAAGAAAGGTTTGTTAAAATTGGTGGAACCAATTATTGGAAGGGTTATGTGCCGAATGTAGAAGAAACATATTACAAAGTATCTTTACAGAATAGGAGCGACATTCGTTTTAATAGAACTTATCATTGCATTAAACGTGAAAATAATGAGTGGTCATATTTAAATTCTGGTGATTTTTATATCACTAGTAATTTTGATAAAGTTGTTGAGGGGTTTTCGAGGCTTGACCTTAATAATGAGAGAAAAGAAATTGAGACTCCAGTAACTAGTTATGCGAAAATAGCTGACTTTTATGAAAAAGCTAAACTCAATTCTATTCCTTTTAATCATAAAATTAAAAATAAATATTGTGACTTTTTAACTGTTAATATTTCTATTGACATGTTGTATGCTATCCATAAAGGGAAGGGTGACACGCTAAGGTCTGTTTTAGAGTTTGTTATCGAAATATCAGAATCTGATTCTTCAAACAAAATTTTCATGTATAATGTTGTTGTTGGTATATCTAAAGGGGGTAATTACATCATGAGTTTGCCTTTTCATTTAGAATTAGATAGTTTTGGCTTGAAAGAGTACACTGTTTCTATTTTTCCTATATCTCCTAAAATAAGACCAGATAACGATACAGATATAGGTTCTAATAATGTCGAGAGATCCTTTAGTGTTTCTTCTGTGGTGGAGTCTGTTTCAAGAAAAGGTAAATTTTCTTACCCTTATTCAGCAAAAGTAAGGTCAACTATATCTTCTGATCATTTTAATACTGACCCTTCTAGAAGTTTTGATTTAAAGCTTAAAAAAGTAAATGTTCCTAATAATTACGATGCGGAAGTTAAAGAATATTCTGGCAATTGGAGCGGAGTTTTTGATTCTTTTTTAAGATGGAGCGATAATCCTGCTTGGATTTTTTGTGATATTTGCACTAATTCAAGGTATGGTTTAGGTAATGGTTTTATAAATGAAAAAGATTTAAACAAATGGGAACTTTATAAAATAGCTCAAGAATGCGATTCTTTAGTTAAAACTTTTGCTTCTCAAAAATATGAGCAAGATTCTTTTTTTACTTCTCAGTTGGAAACTAATGACGATATAATTTATCTTGAAAAGGGTTTTAGTTCTCTCGGTAAAATGAAAGAAAAATATTCTCCTGTTTCTGGAGGGGATTCAGATGTAAATTATGAAAATTCTTTAATTTTTCTTTTTGATGTGTCAGATGATAGCGGCCAGACTTTCAAGAAGAATTTAAAAAAAATAGTGTGGGATATAAAAGAAGGCGATATATCAGGGGTAAATGGCTCTTCTGGAGATATAGGTCAATTTAATGAAGTAACCGATGGTTCTGGCACTGTTTTCCAGTTTAAGTTGGTTAATGATTTTGGTCCTAAAAAAAAGTTACAGGCTTCCCCTTCTGATTTGATTTCTAGTATTTCAGATAAAGTTATTGAAATTACTGAACAGGAGGATTCATTGTCTGATAGGTTATCTAAAAGCTGTAAAAACTCAGAAAATGTAGTGAAGCGAGAAATTCTATATTATTATTTAAATAATAAAGACAGTCGTAAAACTTTTTTTGTGCATGAGTATTTGAGTGAAAGTATTTTTCCTTCTGGTTATAGAGTTGAAGAAAGTGATTCTAATTTTTTAAAAGTTATACGTGGTAAATGTTTGCCTAAGTCTAAAGGTTATGAAGATGCTTTAGAGCAGAGATTTAGTGCTAATGTATACATAGATAGCGAAGTGGAATGTTTGAAGTTATTAAATGATTTAGCTTCTACTTTTAGGGGCATGGCTTATTATAAAAATAATTTTATTACTTCAACTATAGATGTAGATACAAATCCTGTATATATATTCAATAATACTAATGTTAAAGATGGTTTATTTACTTACTCTTCTGGAAGTCTAGATGGTAATTATAGTGTAGCAAAAGTTCTTTATAAGGATAAAAATAATATATTTGAAGATGCTGTTGAAATAGTGGAGGACTCTGAGTTGATAAAAGAATATGGTATAGTAGTAAGAGAAGTTTTAGGTTTTGGCATAACAAGTAAAGGGCAAGCAAAAAGAGTGGGTGAATGGATATTAGCCACTAATCGTTTTGAAAATCAAACTGTAACTTTTACTACAGATATACAAGGTTTAACTTTAAAGCCTAGTGATGTTATTCAAATAAAAGATGATAAACCTTCTGCTGTTGCTCTTCAAGGCAGAGTTATTTCTGTAGATTATGATGAAAAATCTATTATTGTAGACAGAAAAATAGGTGTTAATTTAACAGGGTCTCCTATAAAATTTTTAATAAATTCTAATGTTTACAATACTTCTGAAACTTCTTCAGAAGATCTTTTAGGTCAAGATCCTAATTTTGAATATTTCGAGATCGAATCTATAAGAAATAACGTTAACAAAATTTACTTGCATCAAGGGGTAAATATTGAAATGGTGAGTGCTATAGCATCTGGCTCTGCTTTTTGTATAGAATCTGTTGATTCTGATTCTTACAATCAATCTTTGTATAAAGTGGTTAATATATCTGAAGATGATGTTAATAGTTATTCTTTTTTCTGTATAAAGCATAATCCTTTGAAATACCAAGCTATTGACAATAAAGAGTTTGAGCAAGGTGAAAGTCCTAATAATTCTCCTGTGTCGTTCTCTTCATACAAATCATCAGCAGAGCTTAATATATCTGGATTTTCTAGTTTTTATGAAGTTAAAAAAACAAAAGCTTTTGACTTTCCTTTAGATAAATTCGACGCTTTTTTCACTGAAGCAGACTCACCTGTTGAATTAGAGCAAGACCAATTAAATTTTGGAGAGCTTTCGATAGATTTTTCATCTTTAAAGGATCAGATAAACAGTTTGTCACCTTCTGATGATTATTATAAAAGTGTAGAAAATGTTCTAAATGATGGTGGAGGGTTTATATGTAGACTTTTATACAAAAATCAATCGATTAAATTAAAAGTTGCTTCTAATGATATAGCAACAAAAAGAATATCTTTAGGCTCTATAGATAATCTTTTAATCAATAATAGACCATCTTCTTTTTTAAATATTAAATTCTTTGTTTATAATAAAGAAAATCAAATAGTAGAAGTGTAATACATTATATATTATGTCTCAAGTAACTGGCCCTTTAAATGAAAATATTGATAAGTTTGTTATAGATTCTATATCTTTAACAAATAAAAATTTATATACTGTTGTCGATTCTTCTGCTTCGCCAGATTCTTATAATTTTAATTTTTCGGCAGAAAAGTTTACAAAAATAACCGCTTTACAGCGAGGTGATTTTTCTTTTGCTTTAGATATTTTTGACCCATCTATTTCTAAAAATATATCAAATTCTGAGATAAAATCTTTTGATTTTTCTGGTATATCTGTAGATCTTTATGATTACAACAGGACTTTAGTGGGTAGGCTGGAAGATGGTCTAAGAAAGACTAATTTTTCTTTAAATACTCAAAAAATTAAAAATTATTTGAATACTGGGTCTGGTTATGATGTTCATGCAAGAACTTTTTTCTTAGATTTTAATTCTGTTGCCGCCGATGGCACTTCTGATACGTATAGTGTCTACGTAGATTATCCTGAAGCTCAAATAACGGGTTTAGAAATAATAGAGTCTAATCCTTTAATAGTCACTCCTTTAACAGATAGTTACAATAATTTAAGTAACTTAGATATTTTTGTAGTTCCTAACAACTCTACTCTTCCTACGGGTTCATATGGTAATTTTAATGGAGCTGAAACCTACGCTTTTGCTAATATTAATTACACTAACAATAAATATCCTAGATCAGTTAATCTGGATATTCCTACGTTGGTGTCAGGTTCAGTAGAGATAGCTTACCCTTTTAATTTAGTTTTAATACCTTCTGATTATTACTCTACAGGCAATTACTTTTTATCTTCAGGCGTAAAAACATCTTATTATACTGACACTAATATACCTGACAAAATAGATAATATTACAGGTTTTATTACTGTCGATCAAAATAAGTATGATAAAACTTTAAACACTAATGCTTTTGTTAAGTGGGATTCAGTAAAAACTGATTATAATTTAACATTTGAAACTGTCGTTTGCGAAAAAAATGCGGATAAGAACATGGATTACTCGTTTTCGGCAAATTTTCCGAAAATTGAAGGTATTTCTTCTATAGTGCATGGAACTGGGTCGGGTATATTAAACAATTTCAAAAAATCGAGTTATTATTCTGGAGACGCTCCTGTTTTTACTTCTTATGGTTCTAGTGGTATACAGTGGAATGATCATACTTTGTATATAGATAACTACAAGTCTTTACCTTTAGGTTTTTACGAAACAGGCGTGGCTTTAAAATATGTTACCGAAGTAAGAATACCTAAAGGTCAAATATCTGATCCGAATTTATATTTTGTTTATTCATATGATACTAGTTCTGATGTTTTTTCTATTTTACCTAGTGGTGGTCAGTATTTGTCTTCTGTGTATACGGGCACTTATAGTGGTGCTAAGCATATAGACGCTTTAAACTATCCTCCTGATGGTTCTGGTGGTGTTTCTGGTTTAACTCCTTTAGATGTAGATTATGAAACCGGCGTTCTTTTAGCTTCAAGATTACAAGGTTTTGATAATTCTTACGATTTTGTTTTTTCTAGTTTTGAGCCATCTTTTAAATTACCGGTCAAACCTAATAAAGACTATGAAATAAAAGTAAGAGCTTCTTATGTAGATAACAGTTGTTCTGATTTTTCAGAAACCTTGTTATTTACTTCAGGTCAAATATTAAATAATGTAGAAAGTATATTTTCTGGTAGTTATGTTTTAGCTGGTTCTGGTATTAGTGGTTTTGTTCCTTACTTTAGTGGCGACGATTTACTTGAAAACTCTGTTATCTATCAAAATGCGTCTGGGAATTTAGGGCTGAATAAAATAGAACCATCTGGCCAGTTGCACATAGGTGGGGATTTGTATATTGATAACGTTATAGAAGATGAAAATACTAATAAATTTTTAGTTTGGGATTCTTCTACTCGTTTAGTTAGTTATTCAACAAGTGGTGGAGGTGGTGGTTCAGGTTCTTCTGGAACTAGTGGCTCTTCTGGAACTTCAGGCACAGATGGAACTGACGGCACTAGTGGAACTTCAGGCTCTTCTGGGGTTTCAGGCACAGATGGAACTGACGGCACTAGTGGAACTTCAGGCTCTTCTGGGGTTTCAGGCACAGATGG